GGAGATATAGAATAAATTACGTCTTGTAAATCCTCCCTTTCACCCACTGCGGCATATGTTTTAAATACTGCCATGATAATACTCCTTTAATTAAGAGTTTCGAAAAAAGCCGCCGCATCACGCAACTTGCCTGTTTTCTTAACTCGCTGTCTTAGTTGTCTGGTTTTTTCCGACTGACTTGTATTTGGTTTAGCAACCCCTGCTTTTAGCATCTTAGGAGCATTTTTTACTTTCTTTAATATTTCTGGTTTAGATTTCTTGGCTTTCCAAGTATCTGCCGCCATATAAAGAAGTTCTGCCGCTCTACTGTCTGCGAGTGCTCCTAGTTCTTGTTCTGAGTACCCTACCGCTAATCCTACATCTCGCATATCTTTGGTAATTTTTTGGGCTTTCTCTTGATCTGCTAAATCTGGTATTCTTCTTAGCATTTCTTTACGTTCAATAACTAACCGCTCATCTCGTAACTTTTGATTCTGAAGTTGTTGCTCTTGAGCAAGCCTCATTCTCTCGTTGTGAATCTGAGTTTGTTGTTTTTCACGTTCTTGTTGCTCTACCATTTTTGTTGCATATGCAACTGGGTCGGAATCTTTTAATGCTGATAAATCTTCTTTTTGCCCATCTAAAAACTGATTTAACATATTTAAGCGATTGTCATAATCAACCCTAGTTTTAGTGATTTGATCAAACTCTTGCTGTTTTGTTTGTAAATCTGTTTTTATACCCTCAATTTCTTTCTTCTCATGGGCAAGGGTTTCCATCTTTTTACGAACATTTGCCTCTAACTGGTAGTTCTTTTTCAAATCATCTAAAGTAACCTCATGTTCTTCTCCCTCGGCTTTTACAATATACTTGGGTTCTTCTTCTTGAGGTGCTTCTTCTAACTCTTCTTGAACTTCTGTCTGAGTTTCTTGTTCTTCGGCTTGTGCTTCTACTTGAGTTTGTGGTTCTTGCGTTTGAGGTTGTTCTTCCGAAGCCTCTGGCGGTTGTTCCATTAACCCCAACATTTTACTAGCCGCTTGATCTACTGTTAACGATTCTATGCCTTTTTCTTGGGTAACAGTTTCGTTTTGGTTTTCCATAAATATTTCCTATGCTATAAAAAACTTTGATTTCTTAATTTTATCGGTTAAGGCTAAAGATTCAAAATGATCTCGTAACTGCTCCATAGCTTTAACTGATTTATAAATATTTTCTCTTTCTTCGTACTCGTATTCTTTTGTGTTTACAAATGCTAATAATTTATCCGCTATAAGTTTTTCTATTTCTTTTAAAAACTCTGTTTTTTCTAATAACTCGTTTGCTTGTGTAGGTGTCATTAATTATCCATGTGTTACAGAAAATCTAGGGTTATTTGCTTCATAAGTTGCTTGTGCCTCTGCATCTGCTATCGCTTTGGCTTCTTTTGCATCTAAAAAGTTTGCACCTCCACCTATGTCAAAAAAGGGAACATTTGCATTTACAGCAGGTATTCCAAAATCAAACTGATATGGTAAAACATCAGTAAAACCGCCTACTCCTGATTTAAACATTGGGTTATACATCTCATTACCTTTAACCATTTGTGGCAGTAACTCTGACAACCCTGTTGTAGGGTTAACTCCATAAAAACCTAGATTAGTTGGTGTCGGTAATATTTGACTACCGCCTGTGATTTGCATATTAACTGTTGGTGTATTTGGATTTATTACTTCTGTAACATTAGGTGCAGAAAATTCAAATGGACTAAAGCCTGCATCTATCTGTGCTTGTTGATCTGCTTGTTGTTGTAAAGTGTCAGTTGTCATTTGTTCTTGAGCCATCAAATTATCATAAGCCAATGCCTCTGGGGAATTTGCAATATAATTTAGTAAATCACTAATTGGAACGTTTTGATTTACAAGTTGATCCATGTAATATGATCTACCCTCTGACCTAATCGGTCTGCCTAATTCTGTATTAAATTGTGCGGCAAACTGCCCCTCTGGTGAATTTGTAACAAACTCTGTAATTTCTTCTGGAGTCATATTTGAGTAAGTTTGTAATACTTCAGCACCATCATTAAATGGTCTGTTTAAAACATTTCGGTATATTTGATCTACTTCAAATTCTGTTGCCATTTATTGCCCCATCATAGCTTTTTGTTGATCAAGTTGTGTTTCGGCTAATAGTTCTTGTTTCTTTAATTCTAGTTCTGCCATCATTTCATCACGTTTTAACTGTAAGTCAGCCATCATTTTTTCTCTTTTTAACGCAATATCCGCCTCTGCTTTTTGTCTATCTAACTGTAACTGTGCTTGTGCTTGTTGCATTGCGGCAGAGATTAATGGGTCTGGTTGTTTTTGCTGTGGTTGAGATAATGCCTGATCCATTTCTGGAGGTATATCTCTAAAGAATTGTTTTACGTCTTTATAACCTGCTAACTCAATAAATTTCTCAAGTGTATTTCTATATTGTCCAATAGAAACTAATGGATTGCTTGGTCCATATCCCTTGATAATTTCTTCTTGTTTAGCCATGACCATTTGTAGTAAAGACATTTGTTGGCGAGTATCACCAGTTCCTAACCCTACATTTATGGTTATATCATACTGATTATCCCATTGTCGAGGGTCTACCTCTATATATTTGCCATTTAACTGTATTGTTCTAGCTTTGTCTTGATATTTTGCCGCTAATTGCAAAATACCTTTAAACATACTTTTGATGCCAGTTTCAGCAAATATTCTTGCTATCAACTCAATCTTTCCAGTAGCCGCATTAGTTGATGCGGCAATAGCCGCCGCTGTTACGTTCTGTAAAACATCTGGGTTTAACCCTTGCATGGCTTCAGATATACCTGATCTTTTGCCCTGTACTTGATCTAAATACTCTAGTATTGGAAAGGCTTGTTGAGCAACCAAAGGTACAGTCATAGGTACAACTGCATTTGGGTTCTTCATTCTTACTACACCACCTGCACTTAAATTCAATAAATCATCTAAGTTGACTTGCCCTTCTACTGCTCCGATTCTGGGTGCTAATGATAGATATAAAGAATCTAAAACACTACGAGTAATCGCTGTTTTTTGTTCCTGTATATCTATAACCCTATCGGCTAATGATTGACCAAAAAACTTGTGTGGTAATGGATAAGGACATATTGAATGAAAAGGCACATAATCTGTTTCTTCATTGTAAAGAATCTTGTTTGCCGCATATACAACTAAACGTAATTCTGCTTCTTGGTCATCATCAAAGTCTGTGTATATATAACATTCATATATTTCAACTTCTTGCATGGCTTTATCTAGTGACTCAATTTCGTCTGGTCTTTCTCCCTCTGAGAATCTTCCTATTCGTTCTGGGGTATAACTTAATTCATTATTTGCAGGTAAACTTGCAACTAAATCTGGATCGTAACCCATGCTTACTAAGTCTGATCTTGTAACTAGTTTTCTATGTGCAACAAAATTACTATCTTCAATGGTTTTAGCTGATTTGCTAATTAAAAACTCTTCTGGGGGTAACGCTTCTATTTTTATTTCGCCAATATTGGTTTTTTTTCTAACTATTACATTATGCCTAACCAAAGGCGGTAAAGGTTGACCATCTGGTCCTACTTCTTCTACAAAGGTTTCTTCTGTATTTTGTTCAAGTATTTCTCTTGTATCATCTTGCAATAACAATACTAGTTCTTGTTCTGTAAGCCCTTTGTACTCTTCTTTGATCGAGTTGGTTTTTTCTTCATAATAGACTTTGAAGATTCCGACTTTTTGAAGCAAGGCAGTTTTAAATGTTTCATGTAAAACATTAAAGCCCTGATTTTGTGTTGTAAATACCCAGTTACAATATTGCGTTGCCTGTTTAGCAGATTCCTCACCTTTTGCATTTTTTGCCTCAAATTTGACTACGCTATCCGTAGCTGTAAATATTCGCATAAGGTTAGGTAATGCTCCGTCAATAACCTCTGCCACTTCACCAGTAACAATAGAACTTCTGCCCTCAATCTCTGTACCATAAGGTTTTCTTAGATAAGCATTAAGCGATTTTCTCCGAGCGTCCGTCGTTTCGCTCTCTATGTATCCTATCGCTGAGTGTATCTCTGCTTCTACGATTGTTCTGAGTCGATTTTCTTCCATTGAGTTTTTTCTCCAAAACCTGTATTCTGGCTTCTAGTTCTTGGATTTTGACATTTGTGTCTAGTCCTTGCTTAACTAATATCATACCACCCACCTCGTATTCTGTTCTGGCATAACTGACCACCTCTCATTAGACATTAAATCGCTCGACATGGCAAGGTATCTCATACAGTCACTAGCGTGAGAGTGTTCATCATGTAAAGGTGAGGTAGGTTCTCCAGAAGAATTGATGTTTCTTCTATAACGCTTTAAATGATTAATTAACTCTTTTGTCTTTTCTTTGTCAAACCAAATCTTAGGAAAAGTCATTCTAGTTTTAATTATACCTTGTTCTATATCCCCTCTGCCAAGAATATAAGGTGTTCTGCCCATACTCGTTAGCATTTCTTCTGTGCTTTTGCCGTATTTAAAATCTTTGTGTGCGGCGTCATGCGGTAAATAATCTGTACCCCAATGAAAATCTCTTGTTTCTATTTCTTTAACATAGCTTTCCAAAGTTCTATGCGAATCTTCTATGTAATCAATTATTCTTATTTCTGAAGCGGCTGTTTGTGCAAATATAACCACCATGCTGTCATTCCACCCTAAATCCCATATTGTGTGGACTAATAATGCAGGATCATAAGGTATGTTTCTAACTCTGCTTTCGCTGTAAATATCCTGTATTTCTTGTGTATATATCGCACCCTCTATCGTTGGTCTACACTTTCCCTCCCAAACAGTTTTGTAGCCTACTGGGTCACGATCTTTCCATTGTATTCTTTCTTTTTCTAACTCTTTTGGGAAAAATGGATTATCGTTATAATTTACTTCACAAGACCAACAATCTTTTGGTGGGTTAAGAACAAATCTACTATAAGTTTCGTCTGTATCTAGTTCTGGGTTAAAAGTTATCCATATCTCGGATTCTTCTTTTCTTATTGTAGGTATTAAAATATCCCATGATTTTTTTGTAACTACTTGTGCCTCTTCCACCCAACAAATATCTGTACCCTCATAACTCTTTAAATTAGCCACACCTTGCTGACGAATACCGATAAAAGTTATCTCTGATCCGTTTTTACCTACAATTTTTTGTTCTTGAACATCAAACGAATTATGTACACCCATAATTGTTATCTGGTCTTTGAGTAGCCTGTGTACAGATTCTTGTATAGATTTCTGCGTTTCTCTAGCACATAGAACTCTGGTCTGTTTTTGTAAACACCTTATAACTATTGCCCTAGCTACTGACCAACTTTTAGCCGATCCTCTACCACCATATAAAACCTTTAATCTTTTTGGCTTGAATAAAGGTAATAATTTCTTTGGTATTTCTAGTTTAAATTCCGACAATTTTTATACTAACAGGCTGACCATCTGTTCCTGTTATCTCGTTTACGTTGGTTTCTTTCCACTTGGCTCTGGTTTTTAACCAGAATATAGCCGCCGCTGTATTACCATTTTTAGCTTGATCAAATAAACCTTTAGCCACTTGTGCATTAGCATCTATTCTGCCATCAGCTAATTCTTTAGAATAATACTTTGTCAAAGTATCTGCTGATATCTCTAGTTTACCTGCTATATCCTCATGCGTGATACCAACTGCCGCCAATGTTCTAACCATTGTTTGCTTTTCAGTTGTTGCTTGATGAGGTGGTCTGCCTACGCTCACACTTGTCATCTTTTATAACTCCGATAAATTACATTTCTATTTTTTTATTAACTTCTTGCAAATAATCTTTCAAATTATTGTGTTCTTCCCAACCTAACAATTTAACCGCATCAGTAAGAACAGGAGCAAACATTCTATTGCCTCTGACTTGTTCTGTTAAAGTATAAGGCATATTCAACATTTCTGCTATTTCTATAATTGTATATGACCTGCTACTACCAATACCGAACCCATCTCCAAATCCCAATTTTGCCACCAAAACTAATCCATCAATTATGTCTGATATGTGAGTAAAGTTTCGTTTCTGTAAACCAGTACCTGTTATAGGTAATGTTTTTACACCTTGTTTTTTTAAATGTATAAATTTAGCAATTACTGTTGCATATTTACCTTCTTTAATTTCGCCCTGTCCATACACATTATAAAAATATGTAATTGCGTATTTAATTTTAAACCAATCACAAAAAGATTTAATAAGTTCCGTGTTCATCATTTTTGTAAAAGCATAGGGGCTTGAATTTTTTGTATGCCCATGATCACCATACTTAGTGCTTGATCCACTGTAAATAAATTTTGCTTTTTTTTGGCGAGCAAACTTTAAAACTTCATAAATTGGTGACCAATTATATTTAAAGACAATATCAATATCTTCATAACTTTGCTCAACTCTTGAATATTCTCCTAAATGAAAAATCAAATCTATATCTACATCTTTAAAAATATTACATATATCAATCGTTTCCCCATAAAAATATGTACATTTTTGTATTCTTTTTTTATTTGTACCTGTAAATAGATTATCTAAACAATAAACATTATGACCATTTTCAACATATTTTTTTATTAAATGAGCTCCTACAAACCCTAACCCTCCAGTCACTAAAATATTCATACTTTAACTTTTAGTGACATACCAAAGTTGTTTATTTGATCTACTGTTTTAATGTTATTTTTTCTAACTAAATTTGTTTTTTTTGCAAATAGCTTGTAATCACAATGATGATGCCATCTTTTGTATTTAAAACTAAGTTTGCAAATATCTGGGTGTAAGTCGGCAATCATTCTTGATTTATCTAAAGTACCATCTGCATATAACTCATCTGTATTGCCACCTTTTAAAACTTGTGTTGTGATTTTTTCTTGCAATATCGCATTAAAAAGAATGGTGCACCAACCTTTTTTTAACATATCAATACTTAATATTGTATCTTCATTATATCGTCCTCTCCACCTAAATGGAGCATCTGTTTTTATGAGGTTACAACTATAAATCCTACTATTTAGAGTAAAAGGTGGTTTTTTTTCTCTTGATGGATAAAAATAATCATAATGTGGTCCTGCCATTGCTATGTTTTGATACCTAAATACAAAATTTTCCATAATATCTAAAGGTGTTCTGCCTTTAATTCTTATTTTCCTATTTTTATGCATTCTTCTAAATGCTCTAATATTATCGTCCATTATCCAATGCCATTTATGTCCTTCTTTTTTTGCAGTATCCCAAATAAAGTTTCTTGCAGGTCCACTACCTGTTGTTTTGGATAAACCTAAGTTGTCACACAGATCGTATTTTTTTTTATAATCCATGTCCAAAACAAGTAGTTTTTTTTCATCTTTAACATTTTTAAGATAATTGTCATATTCTTGTGGCTCTATTACTAACCTATAATCTACTTGACAATAATCCCACCATTTAGACGTAAACCTACTATCCCATCTTCCCTTAGATGGTATAAAAATAGGAATTTGTCTATTTTTGTTACTCAGTCTGATATTCTCTATCTTTTGTTGTAAATTCTTCTTGTTCAGGAAACCAAATAAATTTAGTTGTTTCCGTTACTTTTTTGGCATTATTTTTAGCAAAATTAACCATGTCTTGTTTCGTTTCAAAATGTACAATTATACTTTTATATGACTTTAATGATTTTTGATCATATTCTGGCATATCTTTCCATTCAGATAATGGATCAATTACTATATTTGGATCAACCATAGGCAAAATTTCTATATCTGTAAAACCTAATACTGACAAATCTATATCTTGAACTGAAAGTTGTTGTATTTCTTTTATTAAAGTTGTTTTATTAAATTCAGAATTATCTGCAATTTTATTGTCCGCAATTATATATGCTTTTTTTTCTGCTTCCGATAAATGATCTAACCTTATGCAAGGTACTGTTTCTAAACCTAATTTTTTAGCCGCTAACACTCGACCATGCCCTGCTACTATGCCATGTGTTTTATCTACTAGTACTGGATTATTGAATTTGAACTCTTTTATTGAAGCGGCTATCTGACTTACTTGTTCTTCTGAATGTTCCCTAGCATTGTTTGCATAAGGTATTAGTGTTGAAACGTGTAAATGTTCTATTTGCATATTTTTATCGTAAGTAATTTAAAACTTTCCAATTAAGGTGCCCTGAATACTTGGCATAACACCTCATTTGGTTAAGTATATGACGTTCAGTTAACTCTTTATCGCTGTCATGGGTTATGTTGCCGCAACGTAATTTTTCAAAATCATTTTGTATATCTTCTAGGTTTTCCCAATCCTCATCAGTCATTAGTGATCCAATGTAATAAGTTTACTTTCTAGAATCTTTACTTTTTCATGTTCTTTCTTTAACTCTTTATTCCAAAAAGTGTTTATTTTGCAAGGAAGTATTTTTTCGTAGGCTTCTTGGTTTTGTCTGTAAAAATGGGAGAGATAAGTATTTCTATATGTTTTTTTTCTTTCTTCAAAATATTCTCTTGCTACTACCTTTGCATCTCGATCCCTTTTAACACTAAACCTTACGTCTGCTAAATCATTTTTTATGTTATCTAGTTTTTGCCAATCTTGATCATTCATACTGCCCCTTGTTTTCTTTACTAGTGATATATATATGTTACCTTTTTTTTTATTTGTTTACAATCTAACAATCCCATTTTCTCAATGCTTTGTTTATTCTACTGTTGGGATCATTTGCTGTTTTTCTACTTGTAAGTTTTTTCTTCATGCCGCCCATTCTGGCACAAAAAGATTTTCTGCGGTTAGCGGCTTTTGGTGATTTCTTAGCTTGTTTTGCTGATACAGGTGGTTTTAAGTTTGATCCTGTTTTGCTGTTTATGTATTTACGTCCTGCCGCAGATAAACCGCCTGATGGACTCTTATGTTTTTTTCGTATTTTTAGAGCCACTTTTTTTCCCTTTTTTCAATAAATCTGCATCTGCTTTCCTAGCACCGCCTTTACCAGTAGCAAAACTTCGTACCCTGCCCATAGCCCATTGTTGAGGTGTAACTCCTGCTCGGCTTCCTCCTGAGTAATAAGCACCCATTCCTCTTGAATACACTTTGTTTAACGTGCTTGTTGGAATCTTATACTTTTTGCTATAAGATGCTATGCTTTTCGCTTTAGTAGGTTTAGGCTTTGTACTTTTTTTTGTAGGTTTTTTTGGCACTTTTACTCCTTTTTTTAGCTATGCGATCCATATCAGCTATTGTGAGTTTGCCCCCTTTGTATTTTTTTGCTGTACTTTTTAACTCAGCAATAGATGCTTTTTTGTTTTTCGCACCTTTTAAATATACAGTAGGCACTCCTTGAGTTTTAGGTACTTTTCGGAATTTTCTCATTATATAAATTATTAAAAGTATATTCTGCGTCTAAATAACTTTTATCCTTTTCTGCTGAATAAGAATGTGGATTTGGTTTAAAGTCTGGTCTGCCATCACCTAACACCCAATATGCAGGGTTTGATGCTCTTATTCTGTTATTAGGTAATGCAACCACATTACCCCTCCATTCGCCCTCAGTCAATACAATGATATGACTTTGTTTATGCTGTGCAGGATCGTCGCTAACGCAACTTCTTGTATAATCCACAGTGAATTTGTATTCGCCAGTTATAAATTTATTGTCAATCTTGCATATGACTGGGCTTTCGTCACAAAACGAATATTTTGTTATTGAATGATAAACGCTACTACAATTCCAAGGCTGTGCTAAATGTGTTTTCATTCTTGGTGGATTATCAAAGGGTATATCCCCAACCAAAGCTACCAAAGGTAATTTAGCCCACATAGCACCGCCGTGAACATTAGGGGTTTTGCCATCATCAGCTTCATAGCCAGTAAAGACAACTTGAAAACTCAGGGATTTGTTAGGTTCTGTGCGAACCCCTAGTACGATTGCGTGTATAAATTCACCATGATATTTTTCTAACCCACAGGTAAATTCTTTGCGAACCCATACAGGAAATTTTTCTACATCAGGACACTCTTTATAAATGTCTGACGATAAGTAAGGCATTTAGGCTTTTTTACGTCTTGTCCTGACTTTAGCCATTTTCCTTTTCATATTATTCATTGCGTTGCCGCCCATAACTGAACCTTTTTTATTGCCACCCATGGCTGAACCTTTTTTTCTACCTGCCATTTTTTTTACTCCTTTTTTTTGTATATGTTTTTTTCACTTCCTCAGGACCATATTCTATTTTTTTATCAATGGCTCTGGGTTGAGATTGCATAAATTCTCGCATTCTTTCAACTTCTTTTTTTTTCAACATATTTTAACTTTTAAAAAAAAAGGGACAACACTAATCAAAACAAGGAAGAAATAATTAGCATTGCCCTTTCCACACACTGGTAAAGGAAAAGGATAGTGACCGCAAAGTCATTTCTCCAATTCCTAGTTTACCAGAAAAATTGTAAAAGTTTCACATTTTTGGATATGCCACTCTTTTAATATCCGCCAAATAATTAATGCCACTCCCGTCATATAATATGTCTGAAATAGAACTAATGCCCTCACACATTTTTAACATATTATCCAACCCTGCTTTGTAGGCTTCTGCTTCTTCTAATGTAGGAAAGTCCACCATCTCAGAACCAATCAAACCATCAGGAACATTTAAAGGTGTAATTATTTTTACATGAACTTCATACCAGTCCTCAAATACTACTTTTTGTTGTAACTCTTGCTCTTGTTGATTTCTTTCTGAATCAGCTTGATCTTGAGCAACATCTAAAAGTGCGTTAACTCCATTAAGAGTCATTTCTTCGATTTGTTGTGCGGCTTTATCATTCATAATTTTTCCTTGTTTAAATTTTTAAAGTTTCTTTACCACTATAAAAATAATAACTTATTTTTGTTTATAAGTAAAGTTATATTTAACTTTAAACTAACATTTATTAATATTAAGGGGGGTATTAACACCAGTAAGGATGACAAATTCAGCAGTAGACAGTGCACGAACAACATACAAAAAAATAGCCACATAAAGTGGCTATAAATATGGAGAATTGATTTTTTAATGAAATTGTTTCGTGTTCATTTTTTCTAAAATTTTATCATAATAAACAGGATCAGCAAGACTACTGCGTAGTTTCATTTTTGAAAGTAAAAAATGATCCTCTTTGAATGCTTCGAGTAGTAACCGAGAATAAAAAGGCTCGTAGTTGTTATTCAATTTATAAGTAGGATCGTCTGTAGAAAGTTGACTTAGCAATCTAACGTGATTGTAAAGTTCTTTCATACTAATAGGTTGGTGGTTATTCATGCGAGAAATTACAGAGGTATAAAGCAAATCAAAAACCTGTGGGTTAGTGAAGTGAAAATCTAAAAATGCAAAAATTGTGTCGGTTTGTTTTTTAGTTAAACCTTTGTTGTCAAAGAACTCAACTTTGTCTGTGTTCTTAACATCTCTTTGAAAACCATCAATAGACTTTTTAACCTTTTTCCAAACTCGTAAACTTTCTTTCATTTCATTTCCTTGTTTTGTTAATGTAAGTTAATTATATAATTATTATTATATAAAAGTAAACTATTTATATACTAATTGTTTAAAAATTTCTATTTGTTTTTTGTTAAATTTTTTTGGCGTTTGCCGTACATCAATTTTTTGTGCAAAGTCATAAGGGTGTATTCCCAAATCTTTAAAATTTCTTGCGACATTCGTCGAGTCAGCACTTGCTAGTGGATAAATATCTCCAGACAAATTTAACATTCTCATGCCATGAAGCCAACAACTGCTGTTGCCTTTTTTTTCTAAAAAATCAAAAACTTGATCCATTCTTTGCCTCCATGCCTTTGAATTAACTTGCCAAAAAATTCCAGAGCTACCTATTGCAACTTTTGGAAATTCATTTACAAGTTCCCAGAGCCAATCCAAATTTA